CCAGGTACTTTTTGAGGACATGAATGGCTATGGTGATGACATGCAGTGGGGGGATGGTGATATTCGCAACTTCGATCTTTCCCTGAATAGATTCCTAATTCAGTTCTATTGCATGAATGCTGGTGTTTATTACAAGTGGGATGATGACAAACCCCAGAATAAGCGTGCATACCAAAATATGCTTCGTGCCGCCATGCGTTACCTATCCGTTAGAATCACGTACATTTTCAAGGATGTGTGGAGAATAATATTTGGTGGTATGCCATCTGGTGCTTTGTCCACGTCCCATGGTGATTCATGGATAATGGCGTTCTTGTACTGGTGGTTTGTTGCGTGGGTTTGTGATGCTAATCCGTCTCGTAAGTCCGATATAATGCGAGCGTACGCCCACAAGCAAATTCGTGCAATATTCTATGGTGATGATCATATCGTTGGGGCGCCTCGCTCAATATACGGGCTAATCGGTGAAAAAGAATTTGTTAGGTTCTTGTACAAATTCTTTGATATGGACAGCAAAGACGTTCGTGATGACATTCCGTTGCTGTCCGTTGTTGGAATAGGCGGGAACTTGTTCGTGCGTGGTGCCGTGTTTCTTAAGCGCCACTTGGTTCCTCGCCCTCCCCATATGCGTTGTGATACAAAGATTGTCCCCTTTCGCCCAATAACTGATTACTACGCCAAGGTTCCGTTTGGCTCTACGGATAGGAAGAGTGCGTATGACATAATGCTTTCGTGTATTGGAATGTGTTATGATAACATGGGGACGAACTTGGTAGCCCATCAGTTCCTTCGCTACATATTCGACCGAGTTCGTACATCGGCTCGAATCACCTGCCAGTCGTTCCGTGCGCATTTTATCAAGATGGGTGCTGCCGCTGAAACCAAGGATGTGTCACGGATGCTTCGAAAATCTAATATCAGTCTGGTTGACCTTTTAGTTGGAATGCCAACGCTCGAAACGTTGGACTCTATGCATAAATTTGACAAGGATTACGTCAATTATCGCGCGAGTGATGATTCCATGACTAGTTTTACAGAGTGGTGAT